GCCATTTTAATAAAAAATTACTTTTTGAAGTATTTATTTATTATGTCTATCTGATCTTGATACTTGGCAATCATATCTAATTCTCCTTCGATTGCTTCTACAATATTTGAATGTTCTCCAATACCTACAGGATTTGCAAGATATACTTCAATGTTTGCTTTGTGTTTAGCAATATCACCTTGTGCGTGTGCCAGTAATGCTTTAATTAATTGTTCTCTCATCTGTCTCCCTCCTTACGGTTTTCAGAGTAATGTACATCGAAATCCCCACCAGGATATCTCTTCTTTAATTTATCCACATTACACTCTATGACTTCATCTAATGATACATGTAGTGCTTTGCATGCTTGCATCACATACCACATTACATCGCCCAACTCAATAATAAGATGCTCACGATTATCATGATTCCAAGGTTTACCTTGGAAAACCATTTTCTTAACGATCTCCATAAATTCACCACCTTCAGCACTAATGCCAACAGCAGCAGTAAGAAGCCTGTGAATATTGGAACCTTCTCCGTCAAGGGCAGCAAGACTTTCAAGGAAAGATTTATAATCCTTACTGGGATCGGATGTGACACCATCCACGAATATAGCATACTTATCAAAGTCAACGGACTTAGTTTCTTTAATAACTGGTTTTTCTTCTTCGGAAAATTCTTTTTTAATTTTTGCGAAGACATCTGATATGTTGAACATTAGAATTTAATCTCTGCGAATTTGTTTTTAAATTTATCTTCAGGGCTATTATACTCTTCTTCTTGTCCACTGTCAACCAAATCGTTTTGTGCGACTTGTTCTACATCATATAGTCTCATCTTTGCACGATCAATACCAATTATAAATCTCTTGTATATTGTAGGATCATTATATCGATTCTTTAACTGTTTAACCATGATCTGATTTAACGCTTCCAGTTCCTCAGTAGATATAAGAGCAAACATAAGATCAGCAGTGGCTGGAAGACCAAAGGACTCACTTGTGTCAGTAAGATCGACATCACTACTACCATAGCCAGAGCGAGTCGTCTGAGTAGCGGAGACGATAGGTACATTAGCCTCAACTGCAAGACCACGGAGTTCTTCCGCAATCGCTTTAATATACGAGTAAGAATTGACATTTGCTGTTTTTGCATAACGACTTGACGCACATATATTTAAGTAGTCTATGAATATTATATCAGGTCTAAATGATTTTTTCAATGCAAGTTCATTAAGTAATGATTTAAAATGACCTGAATGTGCAGATGCAGTAGGATATTCTTTAATTATAAGAGTTCCCTGCGTTTTCTTAGCAATGCTATTTACCTTCTTATCAAACATAGGTTTAGGTAAGTCAGTAATATCTTGTATATTAACATTCAGTAAATTTGCATCAATTCTTTCTGCAATCTTTTCTTCTGCCATTTCAAGTGTAATGTATAAAACATTCTTTCCCTCTAGAAGGACAGAACTAGCATGATGACACATAAAAAGAGACTTACCAACACCAGTACCCGCAAGTGCAATATTAAGCGTTTTATTTGGAAGACCTCCTTTCGTAATCTTATTAAAGTGTTCAAGGTCGAATTGAATTCTACTTTCTTTCCTGTGATATGATTCGTATCTTTCTTCATAGTCCTGAAGATAATCGTGTCCGATATGATTATCAAATGATACTGCTAAAGCATCCGATAGTATTGTTGGTATTGCATCCCGATTTTTCTTTTCATCATTACCATCTGCTATATGTATTGATTCCATGAGTGCAAGATAGATTGCACGATCCCGACACCACTTCTCTGTCGACTCTAATAACCATTGATTATCAACTGGTGCATCATCAAATGTTTTTGTTGTTTCTCTCGCTTCTTTTATCTCTGTTTCTGTTAAATCAGTACGATTTTCTATTTCAATATTAAGTGCTTCGATTGTAATTGCAGCATCATACTTAACTATAAACTGAGAGATCTCTTGAAAGATAACTTTCTCAGTTTTATTCTCAAAATAATCTGGTTCTATGAACGGAATAACTTTACGAGAGAACTCCTCTTCACAAACTAAATTACGAAGTATGGTAGTCTCAATTCTTTCCATAGTGAATGTATGTACTCATAATATATTTGGAATTACTTTTGGGAGGTAATCCTGTATGTGGATAATCCCAAGTTGGTGGGAATATTAATACTCTACCAGAAACTGGTTGAATATTCAAGTCATGTAACGGAAACAAAGTATTTCCATCATTATCATTCAAATAAAATAAAAATGCAACTCCTCTCAGCGAAGAATTGTAATCTGTTACATCAACATGCTCATCAAATCTTTCATCACCACTAGTATTATATCTTTTAATTCTAAACTCCTCCAATTCCTTAAGAGGTGGTGAATAAAAATTATTAGTATCTTTTCTATATCTCTTGTAAACTTCTGCAATATAAGGTATCAAAGAACGAACAGTGTCCGTAGATACCATGTTTAAATTTAACTGAGTGAAACAAGGACAATTATTATGATCAATAAAATGTTGATGTTGTTTATTTGTTTCAAATAATTCAATCAATCTTTGACAAATATTCTCAGGTAAAATATTATCGTATATCTTAACCATATGAATATTCTTGTTTTGCAATATCATCCAACTTCTGCATTACTTCTTCTGTAAAATACTTATCTGGATTTTTATATATTTCTTTTGCATATACCTTCTTGCCATCCATCTCATATCTACCTGCAACATTTTTCCAGAGACCACCTATCTCTCCTAAGTCTAAGAGACCATAGTATTTGTCAAGACCTCTTTCATCATAATATAATCGAATTTCAACTTCTTTATTTTCTTTACTTAAACGTGATTTATGAGTCTTTGCCTTGATAATATTTCCAATGACATCTTTTCCGTCTTTTTCTTTCTTCTTGGTAAGATAGATGATTGTAGATGCAGCATACTTGAGACCGCTGCCTCCTCCCATTTCTTTAGTTGGGACGTAAGATCCGATAACATCATAGGTGTGATTAGTAACGATAAGTGGAATGTTTGCTTGACCAAGTTTTAATGTAAGCATTCTGAATGCTCCTTTAACAAGTTGAGATTTGGTCATATCTCTGACTTGTTTATCATTTAGGGCATCCGTAATTTCTTTCTCTGTAGAAAGCATACCTAGAGAATCTAAAACAAACATACAAGGTTTGCGATTCTCTTCCTCTGTCTTAGAGTATATATCTACTGCCTTAAATGCCTTACCACGAAACTCTTCAATTGTTACGACATTGACAACAACCAACCGTGTTAAGTCAACCCCACGAGACTCAAGTAATCCTTTGTTGACAGCAGCCTCGGTGTCAAAATAAAGGCAGTAACCATCAGGGTTATTATCCAAAAAGTTTTTGACAACAGCCAAGGAAAAATAAGTCTTTCCAGTAGAGCTTTCACCAGCGATGGCAGTAATCTTATTACTAGAAACACCACCATAAATGGAACCGCTAACAACTGCATTAAAGATATGACTTCCTGTATCAATGAATCTTTCTGTTTCATCTATATCTTGTGCTACTTTGGTAAAATCGTCACCAATCTCTTTTACAATTTCTTTCAAGAAATCCATTCTTTACCCTCTTTACGATGATGTACTTCAACATAGGCTTGACACTTTGGACAAGATAAATTTGTTACGAAGTCATATGCATGGTCTTCGCCATAGAACTCTTCTTCTAAATCGTGGTCTCCACCCCAGATGAGTTCAGTGCCACAGTGCCAACAATCCATTTTATTTTTATTATACTATTTTTATTTCAATTCGTCAAGGTCAAATAGTTATTCCTTTGTCTCTTAATATCTTTTTGTAAGGTCCATCAGGGTTGTTATCTCTAACATCTTTAACTTCTTTTAATAGATGATACAATCGTGCATCTCCCCCAAGAGAAAGAGCCTTTACGATTGTCTCTAAATCGTTATCATTAATAGGTAATTCCATTAGGAAAAAAATAGTTCTAAGTTTACAGTTTTTTCAACATTCCACCCGATTGCATCGAGGATTGCTTTAAGTGGTTCAACAAAACTTTTGTCAAATTGTAAATCGTAATCAACATACTTCTCAAGTCCAAGTTCTCTAGGGAAGTCTTGAATGAATGATATTACATTCTCTTGAATGATATTTGGTTTTTGTAGGTAAAGAAATTTGACTTTCTCTCCATTACTGATGAGTGAATATTTATTGTCTAACTTTTTCTCTTTCACATAATGATTAAACAATAATGCACCCCGTATATGTATAGGAGTTCCCTTTTCATAAATCATAGAGTGTGATTTATACTTCTGAACATTTGATGCAGTGCGAGGAAATGCAATCTCTTCTGGTGGTAGTTTTTTAAATTGTTTTCTGGACTCATCAATAAAATCTATCACATCTTCTTCTGTTCCATTCATCATTAACTTAAGTGCATTCTTAATAAGTAAACGACATGGAGCAGGAGTTGATGACTTTACTGCTTCAATACCCATCATCTTCAGTTTGGGTTCATCATATCTTACACCCTCACTATCCCATACGTTTAGAATATATCTTTTCTTTGCTGTCCAGATGCCACGGTCTGCAATATTCTCTCGCTTCATAAACATCTTTTGGTCATAAGCATTTACGTAGTTCGCCAACGTTTCATAAGAACTCGTAATATACTTTTCAAGTTCCATCTCACAGATCTTATTAAGGAACGACACAATGCTTTCATTAGTCGTCTCTCTCCCTTTGTATACAGTTTCAACCAAAGGACCCAGATTAAGGTAGATGGAATCAGTATCGCTGGCAATAACATAGTCTTCGTTCTCCGTTTTTAAAATTTTGTTTAGATACTTGTTCATACGGTTTTCTATCCAACGAATAGAAACCTGACCAGATAGTGTAATAGCTTCTGCGTTGGCAAGTTTATAATAGCGAAAATATTGATTACCAATAGCACCATAAGCAGAATTAAGGGAAATCTTTTTTGCCATCTGAATATTATTACATCTTGCGATTTCCTTTTCAAGGTCTTTTGTTGGAGTCTTTTCATACTTCTTCTTTGCAGTAATCATTCTCTTCTTAAATATAACTCTTTCGTTATACATCTTTTCCATCAGTTCTGGTAAAAATCCACGAACATCTTTTCGATACATCGCACCATTCGCACAAACAGCATTATCTTTATACATTTCAAATGTTACTTCTTCAGAAAGTATCTTATCAACAGTGACAGATGGATGTCTTGTATCTAGTAAAGTCTCTGGAGAAATATTATATTGCATTATCAAATGTGGATATAGACTATTCAAGTCAAAAGATACCACCCAATCATATTTACCAGGTATTGGTTCTTTGACATATGCACCTGCATACTTATCATTTTTATTTGAGCGATTCTTTGGTGGTATCACAATGTTTCTTCTCTTGAGATAATTATAAATTATCGTATCCCACATTCTAACCTGATAGAACACATCTTCATAATTGACTTTTGCATCATATGCCATCGTCAAGGCAAGTTCAATCAACTTCATTTTATCTTCTAATCTATCAACAAGTTCTACGTCAATGATGTTGTATTCTACAAACTTCTGCCAACCTTTTGTGTAGAAATCTTTGAATGTATCAAACTCTGAGTGGTCAAGTTTCTTTTGTCCAAGTTCAACAGATGCAATATAATCTAATCGGTATGACTCTTGTGCCTTATATGTAAACTTCTTATATAAGTCAAGATAATCTAACTGTGATACACCACCAATATCATAAGAAATTTGTTTACGACCCATTATATGAGTTTCTTCTTCAGTTACAAGACCCCAAGGTGACATTCTTTTCTTAAGTTTCTCACCAAGTATCCTGTCAATCGACGACAAAGATATGGAATATCATAAAACTTACTGTTCCAACCTGTAATAACTTCTGGTGTATTATCTTCAATCATCCACCAGTTTATGAATGCATTTAGAAGTTCATACTCTGAACTGAATGACTTGTAAATTACATTCTTTTGTTTATTATTAAACTCACCTAGACCCCAAGTACGAATTTGTTTTGTAGTATAATCTTGTATTGATATGAGGAGTATTTCTTCTGCAGCAGATTCTACATCAGGAAAACCATTCTCTGACTTTACCTCAATATCAAGGGTGACTAATTTAATTTTTTCAATATCAAACTTAACTTCCTGTTCTGGATACTTGTCCGATATGTATTGATATATAAATCTCTCGTTCCCATATACATCAAAGTTTTCTACATCAGCATACTTCTTTATAAACTCACGACAATCACGCACAGAACCAGGTTTGATAGGTTCAACAACATCTCCTGTCAGTGTTTTGTACTTACTTTTTCTTTTAGAGTTGACAAAAAGAGTTGGATAAAACTTCTCACGAGTCATGAAGTGTTTGCCATCTTCATATCCACGAACTAAGAAGTTATCTCCAACCATTTGAACGTTGGTGTAAAACCTCATTCCTCAATCAAATTTAGATATTGTTCTAACAGTGTAGGTGTTGGGATCGCTAATGTCAAGATCTTGTCAGAACCCATCATAAAAGTATCATCTCTTGTGAGATCCATCATGAATGGTTCAAGAATAGTTTTACCTGACTCTGTACTAACAACATATGGTTTTACAAGTTTACAATC